TAGTATTACCCCTTCTCCCCCCCTCGTTGTCTATAAAATCTCTCTAAATGTATTCATTTTTATCATGCCTACTCCAAAAAAAGCTTATTGCTTTACCCTTAATAATTATACTTCTGAAGAATATGAAGAAATCTGTGGAAAGCTCTCAGATGACTGCCTATATGCAATCATTGGAAAAGAGGTTGGAGAGTCTGGAACTCCGCACCTCCAGGGATATTGTCTCTTTAAGAGAGCACTTCAATTCAATACAATCAAGAATCGATATCTCCCTCGCTGCCATATCGAAGTCGCTGCAGGTTCAGCAGACGCAAATAGAGCTTATTGCTCAAAAGGTGGAAGTTTCATCGAATATGGAACAAAACCTAAGAAATCTAATACTAGATCTGAATTGGCAAGTGCATTCTGTACCCACATGGGATCAGGACGCTCAGGAATGGTTCAGTTCGCTGCAGAAGAGCCCGGAACGTGGTACTTCTCCGGACATAACTTGTTACGAAACTATCTCGCAATCCAACCTCCCATTTCACGAGATGCTATTTCCGTCAAATGGTACTATGGAGAACCCGGTGTTGGTAAGTCAAGAAGAGCCCACATGGAGCTACCAGATGCTTTCATCAAAGAACCCAGGACCAAGTGGTGGTCAGGATATGCTTTGGAAACAGACGTAATCATTGATGATTTCGGTCCTAATGGTATTGATATTAATCATCTGTTAAGATGGTTTGATCGTTATAAGTGTGTTGTTGAATCAAAAGGAGGCATGTTGCCATTGTATGCTGTCAATTTCATTGTAACTTCTAATTTCCATCCTAACCAAATTTTTCAATTTGGAGGAGAACTAAATGCTCAATTACCTGCCCTTATGAGGAGGATTGAATGCATTGAAATGTAATAATTATTGCATCTAAAAATAAACTGTGTGTTCTAAAAATCGGATAATTTTTAAAGTCTGTCTTTGTGTTGTTAATTTGAAGATGGGGGATTCTTAAGGGGGAAGAAACTTTAGGAACTGACACCTCAAAATTAATAAAAAATGGAACGGAGCCGTAAGGGACTGTAATTAAATAATATTATTTGATCGTAGTGGCGTCTGTCAGCCACATCTATAAATAGAGACCGTTGGCGGTAAGTGGGTCTCATAACAACACGGACCTGAAAACCCCCATACAATGGCTGGTAGAAAACGTGTTTACGCTATGCCTGTCTCTAAGAGTAATAGGCCTTTCAAGAAGAGAAGAATTAGTCGTAGGAAACGTAGAGGTTCACGTAAATCTGTTAATTTCACTAGTCAAAGTGGACGGGGTACTGGTTTGGGCTTTTCTAGGAAACGGACTAGTCTTAGGAAGTTTAAAAGGCTTCTTTGGGATTCCAGTACGGCCCAAACTCATTATAGATCCAACTTTGCTTTTACTACTGCGATAAACACAACTGCTGTAGCTTCAACTATGTCGGTAACTGTTATTGCTAGTCGAAGGTTTAATAATCAGAATTTTTGGACAACTGCTGGTGGTGCTATTAATCCAGATGGTGGAACTATTCCTACATTTGTTACTAATGGTGATTTTACTATAAGAGGTGGTATGTATGGATTACGTTTATGTAATGCTCCTGATGCTGCTGATACGGATAAAGATGCTATACAGTGTATAGTTTATCTTGTTAAGTCTACAAAGAATTGGAATTCAACTAATTTACCTGCAAGTGTACCTGTTGGATTTGATCCTTCTTTGGTTCAAGATTTCCAAACTAATATTGGAAAGATAGTTTACAAGAAAGAGTTCTTGCTGGAGGATACAAATGTTGCTGTTATTGAAAAAAGGATGGGATTATCGAAGATAGATATTTCAGAGTATCAGAATTCACAATCTGAATTTGTCTGGATTATTTTAACTGGAATCGTGTCTGGCACTACTATTAAGGGTGTCACTGTTGTACCTTATTATAATTTATCTTTTGTGGGTGATACGGTCTAACCGTTTACTTTTGTATGTATTGGCGTGCACGCCTCTTTTATTAATAAATAAAGGGAAGGAGAAGGGT